ACACTAAGTTCACCCAAATCAATTTGTTCTTCTACTATACTAACAAATGCATTAGGAAGATCATTATCTCCAATTGATTCTGTTAATAAATCATCTGCTGATACTAAAGTAAATTTCTTAATACTTTCATCATATGAAATAAACTTACCATCAGATGATGCATCAAGAGTTCCAAAAGAAGCATCAGTCATATCACTCAACTTAGTACGTTGAAGTTGAGAAGTCACAGATGTTGATGCTGTACGTTTTGATACTACAGATCCTGGATTTGTTGCTTTTTTAACTACAGTCATTATTTTAAGATGTTGTAACGCCTGCTTGAACTAAAGCCATACCTTCAACCAATCTAGAAGCAGCACCACCACTAGAGACTAAACGAACATCATATACATGACGACCCGCAGATAATCCTACAGTTTTTCCACTGGTCATAGCAATAGATACTTCTCCAGTTGAAGCAGTAATAGAAACTGTAAACGCTGTTGCTGTCGAAGATCCATAATGCTTTCTTATTTTTGCACTGCCACTATATCCAGTAAGATTTGTTGCTGACCCATCAGATTCTTTAGACAAAAACACCTCAGAAAAATCAGCACCTTGGTTAATTGTTAGGTTAATAACAGGATTTACTGCCATGATCTTTTTTTAACTATTTAGTTTCTTCTTGTTCTACTTTATTTGATTTTAATAATTTTGATAGTTCTGCTGTTGATCCAACAAATAATGCATTATTTACAGTCGTTGGACCTTTACTTTCTTTTTCTTCATTAACATCTTTCAACTTTTTCTGAAGATCCATCAGTTTATCAGTCGCATCAGAAACACTCTTAATTAACTGACCAGCAACTTCATATGCTCTAGGCATCTCACTTTCCTGAGCAAGTTCAAGAATACCATTAATTGCTTCTTGACCTTTTTCAATTATACTATAAAGATTGCCTCTTGTATATTCATAATCTTTGGTAATATCATCCTGAGTAAGTCTATCAGGTGTTTCTCTTTCAATAGTTGTAGGAATTGCTTCTGCAGTAACTACAGTAGCATCTTCTTTATCATCCTCAACATTAAATGTTTTGTTGAGTTTATCAAATTGTTTTGTCATTTTCATTTATCATACTAAGTGAAACTACCATCAAATCCAAAATCATCTCCTTCTGGGATAAGAGGAACATCTGCAGATGTAATAGATTTGATTTCTGCACCTCTTAGGTGAGTAGTAACAGTAGTTCCATCTTGACCACGATTAACAACAATACTATCAGTGCCAATAGATTTCACATAAACTTCCTCACCATCCAGATCAAGATATGTGGCATCAGTTATTCCAGCAACACTAGCAACTGGAATAATAGTATCTGATGTCTCAATATCATCAGTTAGTGTTGTAAGAACTGTACCGTCATAATTCTTAAGTGCCCTTCTCTGTACAGAGTATGAAACATCTCTATCAGGAACACCAGTAGCACCACCAGCAACATATCCAATAGTAGCCTTTGTGATGATATCGGAAGAAGCACTGCTGACAGGTCCGAATAGGTATGTCTTTGCACTAAATCTCATAGTATAAATTAATGCTCTTCTTGTAGTAAAATCACCTTCATAATCATCATTTGTGGTAATACTTTCAAGAACAACAGGTATATCTCTCTTCTCTCCTATCGTTTCTACTAAGTTAACTGTTAAATTGTAAGATGGTTGAAAATATGGAAGAATCTGCTCAACAATCTGAAGCATATCATCATTTAACTTTGTCATAATTGCCAACTCAAAATTCATATTATAAGGAACTGGCATATATGCTTTTTGAGTCGATTTCTTATCAGAACTCAATGCTTTTGAAAATTTTTGAGTTTGAGTAACTTTCCTTGAAGGATCGTATTGTAACCCAGTAAATTCAAATGACATTCTTGGCAATGTCATAGAAACAGACTTATTTAAATCTGGAGATTGAGTAAGTCTTGCTAAAAACTTTTGCGTTGGTCCATAAGACAAAGGAACTCTAAACTGATTTACTACTTCTTCAGAAGAGTTCTCTTGCTTTATAAGCATATCATTAAACAAAGAACCGAAAGATATAATGGTCCTTCTAAAAATTTCGTGATAAAAATGTTCAAACATCTTTCAATTCTTTACTTTAACTATTATTTAGGTCTTATGGTGTGCCAAAAGGATTACCTTCGCTAAAGTCCATTATAGAATCTACCTCGGTTTCCATTGTATCATTATCACCAAATCCACTACTTTCGATATAATCCTTAGTAAGTAATATATAACTTGCCGAAGATGCTGCTCCAACAATTGATTCACCAATATAAAAATTACCAGTCTGATCATAAATATCCAATGATCTTGTATCTGCAGTCCACTTAACAACTCTTGCCGTAATACCAGAAGTCTGACCAGTTATTACTTCATTCAATGAATAATTTCCAGTTCCTGTTGTACCTGGATTAGCTAATGTAATCGTAGGTGGTGCTGTATATCCAATTCCAGCGTTTGTTATACGGATTTGACTAATTGTTCCTGCAGTACTAACAACAACTGTTGCTGCAGCAGATACTGTAGAAGTACCACTAAAACTTACTAATGGTTTAGTTGCAGTACTATATCCACTACCACCATTGGTAATAGTAACAATGCCAAGTACACCATCACCGATTGCTGCTGTTGCAGCTGCACCTCCTCCACCAGTAGAATGTGGAATAAATCTTATTCCAGGAACTACTGTATATCCTGCACCTGGATTAATTAGTTCAACACTTTGTACAGATTTGCGTAGAGGATCAACATTCTTATCGCAAGCAACAATTCCACCAATCATAGTTGCTGTACCAATACCACTAATACCTCCAACTGGGGCAGAAGATATTCCCACTTGAGGAGTATACTTATATCCACCACCACGATTAGTTACTGTGATATTTGTAATTGCTCCATCAACAACATATCCAACAGTTGCCGCTGCTTGTGTTCCAACACCAACCATAGTCAATGTTTGTGTTCCACTCAATCCTATTGCAGATGCATCATCTCCAGTAAAGATATCATCAATTTCTGTAATATCAGTATCAATAATTTCTCCAGTTTCATACCTATAAAGTTCACATTTTAAAGTGTAGACATAAGTCTTTTTAAGTTGATAGAATGGTTGTTCATGTTCAACAAACTTAATTTCAAACAATCTATCACCAAAAGGAAAATAAATTAAATCTCCTTCAGAAGGTCTAGTAGATACTTTAACATTACTATCTCCTTCTAGAAGTGGAGATATATAAGTTTCAAACCTTTCTTTAGATATTGTTAATGTTATTTCATTAAGAGCTTGAATACCAAATTTTGATAGTATTGTAGTTTGGTCTCCATATCCTTCATTATTTTCAATATATGCTTCTATAGGAAGTGCTTCATCAAATTTGGATTCTATAACTTCTCTAATTATTGTTTTTTCTGTTATATATTTTCTTGGAAGATAATGCACTTCAACACCATACATCCTCAACTGTTCATTGATTAGATCCTGAACTAGATTCTGCTCTCCAGATGACCCTTGTAAGAAAAATGAATTTAATACCATTACCTTAACCTATCATATCAAGAGGAGGTAGTTCATAAGTATTGGACATTCTTTCTCTAATAATATCTAAATCTCTCTGTGCATCATCATACATTTGTCTTCCATTCAATTCCACACCACCAGGAAGTTTTACTCCTTGGAATTTCATCATATTTTGACCCCATTGCTTCTTAATCAATGCGGTTAAGTATGGTTTTATAAACGAATCATTCCATACTCTAGCATAATCGCTTGGATCTAATACGGAATAGCAATCAATGATTAGATAATCACCAACGGTTAGATTACCCCAATCAATATCAAGATAAAGTCTGTCTTGTCTTTTATTAAATCTAATCTGCTTCTGTGTAGATAATAAGAAATCCAAATCTTCAAGATATGTCTTAACCATAGCATAGGATAAAAGTTCAGTAGATCCCCAATAATAGACATCATTTAAGAACAACTGATACTTCACACTAAACATATTATTAGTCAGAGTGTTAGATCCATCAAAATGGAATAGTTTAGTAACTCCTATTACATTTGGTGGAATTTGTAAGAAATTGCTATTTTCTTCCCAATTGAATTGTGTCGTAGCAGAACCTACGATTGTAGCGTCTGCAGTAATTGTCGATATTCCTATCTTACCATTACTTCCACCATTTGCTCTTCCTCTATCAATATCATCTTGCGTTACTTGATACTTATAAAATGTCTGATAAACACCATCAAAATGCCTTTCCTGAAAAAACTGAATGGCATCATCAGTCAAATCATCAAGTTGTTCATCAGCAACATTGATCTCTAAAACAGGAGCACCCAATTGCCTCTTGCAATAATCAATTAATTCTGTTCTTGTAGATGGTTGTGCCATTTACACAATTTCCTTTATTGATATTTAGACTGGACAAGATGGTGCAATAAATCCTTAATTTCACCAATCTCACCTTTTAAGTTTGCAAGATCCTCTTCCATACTTTTAGATTTTTGATCTGCTTCATTATTAGCATCACGCCTTGAAATATATTCATCATAAGCAGATCTATTAGTGTTTATAATACTTTGTGTTTGAGGATCTCTTACTAAATCAGAATGATCTTTTACTTTTATATATTCCATAATATTAAGCGAGTGCTATTACTCTCAAATCCTTTGCTGAAGGTGCATAACATTGACTAGTTGATGTAAATACAAATTTAATCCTATAAGATTTAAATGAAGGCAAAGTCTTTGAACTGAATATGTAATCAGTCCATCTACTTGATGCATTAACACCTTTTTCTGGTAAAGGAACATACTTATCTGAACGACCACTATTATTCTGGAATTCGATAATTTCTCCTCTATCATTTAAGTTATCATATCCAGGGAATGGCGTAAATACCGGATAGAAATTATCAGATTCGCTTATTGAATAAAATGCTCTAATATCCGAATATGAATTTAGAAATGCACTTAAAGTGAGTTGTAAAGAAGTTGCTGAATTTTCAAGATTTATTTCTTTGGAAATAAACTGGAAAGCAGTTGGATCTTCAGTTGCAGAATTCGATCTTTTATCTGTAGCATAATCAGTGATTATGCTATTAACTCTATGAGAAGTTATAATAGTATTAACTCTTTGTGAATCAATAACGGGAGATAATCTTGTATCACTAGATTCTAATTGAACGCTTAACTGGAACGATTTGTTACCATCAAGATCTGTTAACTTATTATTTTGATTGACATCAGAGAAAATAGCTCTAGGAGTATCTAAATAATTTGCCTTATTTAAAGCAACCGTTTCCCATCCCTTATCAATCCAAGCAATTTCATTACCACTCATACTCGTTGAGCTTACCGTTCTAATCATACCACTCAAACTTGTTCCAGGAACAGTAGTATTTTGAATCATTGGCGTAATAATTTCAAAAGGCATATTTTGTGTTGCACGGATATCATTTCCACCAACTGATTTTGTCCTCTGAGAATAAAGTTTTGGCCAACCAGCAGAAGTAGTTCTATCAATACCATCAGTACTCATACCAACTTTAATATTATAATAATCAAACGTAACTGGATTATCAATTGTTGCATCATCTAAATCATGAGTTTTATTAATTCTCTTAAGAGAAATTCCATTTGTTTCATACTTATAAACTGGTGTTCCTATTGGATAATCTTTTGAAGTACTACCTCTTGTAATAGTTCCAGTAAGAGATCCAGCAGATGTTGTTGTATATCCAATAATCTCATCACCAATCTTCACATAACCAGCATTTGTAGTTCCGATTCCAATATTTTCAAACGATTGGAAATTGGAAATAGAATCAACCGATAATGCTCCAGTATTAGATGAAGAATATGCTGCAGTTAATTTTGTTGGTTTTATATCTGATCCAACATCAGATATAATAA